CCACGCCCACCGGGAAGATCCCCGGAAACCAAGGCTACCAGACTTCGACTGTCGCCGAGATCTGATTAGTTCTTGGGGTATGCCGCTCTATCAAGAGGTTACCCTCTCGATACCGCCCTGCCCTCACGGGCAGCCCACTGAGACGCTCTTCCAATCCGAACTCACGTTCGAAAGGAGAATTCACCACAGTATCCATAGCAAGTAAGCTTGCTATAAATTGACCAAAGGGTAAGTCGTTGTCCAGTTGATCTTGAGAGACCAACAAGGCTTCGACAACCCAACACTCCCACCCATAAGGGTGTGAGTCCAAACGTAAATCTTCGATAAGGCCGATGAAGGCCCCATCTCCGAAACCGTCTGGAAGTCTAGGGATTCGCCACTTAGCCGGTGCAAGCTTTCTCAATCCTGTGAGAATTGATATCACATCGATTCCTCCCCGGTCACCCCAACGATAAACGTTGTTGTGAACAAGAAAGAGCCTATGCAATGCTTTTACGGGCTTTCTGACGTAAAATGGCGTAATATCGTGTCCTAGAAAGTAGTGTTTTCCACAACTCTCTCTATACGGCCCGGATAAGAAGGTTTTCTCAGGGTTAGGCTTGAAGCCTGCCTGAAATAGCCTCAAAAGAACGGATTCCGCTTTGTCGCTGGGAACTACAATATCGTCCCCATAAACAAGGACTCGACTGTCCGTCTTCTCTATGTTGTTGGCAGAACACACCTCCTGGCATATAGCCCAGAAAATGAGCGTCTCAAGCTCAAAGGTGTATCCATTACCCATAGAGGAGAACTTCTGATAAGTGAGAACCTCACCAGAAGGAAGAACGCCAACCGGCGATCGGCACTGCTCTAGTGCCCACCACCAGTCGTTAGGAAGGAGAAACTCTACTAACCCAAAAGACAGGGTGTCGCTAGCCATCGATAAGTCGATGGTTGCTAACCCCCCAGTAACGCTACCTTTTCGGGCAGCTTCCTGGTTTGCCTCCTGAGAGTTCAGGTTAATCCCTACGTGCTTGAGACGGTTTCGGATAACGCGCCCGATACCTTTCTGAATATAGATATTCATACAAGGTTCTTTAGCGATTGTCCTATCCGTCTTATAATTCTTCGGAACGGCAATGATGCTGTTCCCGCAAACGACTTTCACAAGGTCGTCCGGATCCTCTCCCTGTAGAAGGGCACTCTGTTTCCAGAGTGGATTCATGCGAATTGCACATGAAGCAAGGACAGCATTACCTGAGGTACTCTCTGGTTTACCAGAGTATTTATAGGCCGCCGCTGCCTTCGCGCGGGTCAGTCTGGTGGTAGCACCAGGCCCGAAAGCGAAGAATCTTTGGCACTCATCCCACGAAAAGCTTCCTAATGTCCCTTTAACACGCATAGCCACATTTCTCCAAAAAGGAGAATGGCGGAACGTGCGAGGGATCTGGAAGTTAGAGTCGCGACACAAGTCTTCGGCTTCGTGGAATCGCTTCCACGTCTTTTCCTCTTTGGCCGGTGATGGCTTTCCATCATCGTACTTAGAGAATAGCTCTCTTATCAGTAGTGACCCTCGAGCACTCTCCGGACTGGTTAGGTCCAAAGGTGTATCTCGACCGAGATCCCCCACAGGCGATATGCCTATGGGAGCGGTCAAGGTCTCGAGGAACCGCTGATTTGAGAATCCGAAACCAGCACCAATGGAACGTTTACGTTTCATATATTGGCATCCTATTAAGGAGGAAAACACAGCACACCCGAGATCTAACGACCCCGACGTATACCCGACTTGGCCCACTCAATGAAGAGGGGGGTTAAGTCGACGAACTTGTAGTTAAACTCCAACCAGACTTGAGAGCCTGATTGGAATACTTCTACACCCAGATTCCCAAGAGAGCGTTTTGAGGCTCCCCCTTTCACTGGGTTTTCTATGATGTCTTCCGACATATCAGTAGAAAGGTTCGATGTTTTCAACGGCAGTCTTAACCGTGGCGTTAGCGAAGAAATTGCTAACGTACGCGAGAAGGTCCTTCCGTTCCTGGAGCGTAGCTTCCGGGTGAATGTTCAGGGTAACCTGAGCACTCGAGTACCGGACAACTGTATCAACCGCATTCACAGTGGCCACAGTGGGGTTCATCAACCCCATTTGAGCCTTAGATGTGGTGCGGTTTCCTGAGGGAGGACTGACCTCGAAAGAGATCGTTCTGAAACCCGCAGGGATCGTAGGAGAGCGATCTGCCCACTTCGCCGTAGTACCGTCAGTTGTGACGGGGGCGAACGAGTGAGCAACAGGTACAGCATCATTAATGCTGAGAGTGGTAATAGC